CCAACCCGACTACTACGACAGTTCAAGAAACAACAACGTCAACAACAACGACTTCTGTGGTGAACTCAACTAGCACTTCTTCAACTTCCACAACAGTGCCAGAACCAAGTACCACGACAACGGCGATGCCACCAAGCACAACCACAACATCTATCGCACCTCAAATATCTGAGCCAGAATTCGTTGATACCGTCGTTCCTGTAGAGCCTGAACCAACCGAGACAGGGACCACAAGCACGTCAATAGAGGAAGCCACGCCAGAAACGACGCTTCCCGAAGAAACAACCACGACAGATGAAACATACCCCGACACTACCCAAGAGCCAGTCGTGGACACAACCCTGCCAGAAGCCACGGATACCCCTCTAGAAGCCCCTCTAAGCGACGAGGAAGTGGATTCGCTAATAGCAGAGGCAGAAACCACAGAAGCCCTCGTGGAAGCGTTGGCTGAACTCAGCCCAGAACAGGTCGAACAGGTCGTGGAATCGTTGCTTGCTGAGGAACCATCCCAAGAGCAGGCAACCGCCCTCGCGTCCAGTCCTGAAGTGCTTGCAATAGTTAGCACCGAGCAGGCGCAACAAATCTTTGAGGCGTTGGACGTAGCCGAACTATCCGATGCACAAACCGAAGAACTTATCGCCGCGATTGAATCCGCACCTACGGAAATCCGTGAAGAATTTGAGGACACCATCGACATCTTTGGTGAAGGCTTAGATGACTACACGCCTACTGGCTCAAACATCCCAGTCGGAGAACGCCGCACCCTTATCGCCGTCACAGCAGGGATAACCCTCGCCGCCGCAGGTACTAGAATTAGACGCTAATGAGAAAACTTTTGGATTACCTAGTGGATAATGCGTGGACATGGGCAGGTACAGGCATGGTCCTGATTACCCTCTCTGGTCCTACCTTAAGACAGGCAACCCTTATCACAGGCGTTGTTGTTTTGGTACACTCAATACTCACACTCTCAAAGAAAGACTAGTCATGGCAAAACTTCAGAACATTATCTTCCGTATCGTTGCACTGTTTGGCTCATCTGCATTGGCGGCTGTCGCTGGTGGTGCTTTGATTGGTGTAGAACTTTGGAAGTCGGCAGCACTTGCTGGCATCATGGCATGCGCCCAAGTAGTAGAGAAGTTGTTGCGCTTCAGCGTTGACGGTTCACTCAGCAAAGAAGAAATCGAACTCGCGTTCACTGGTGCGGTTAAGGCAAAGCCTGAAGTAGCCGAGTAATGGCGTTGAAGAAGAAGGCAGGCAATGACCTGCCTATCATCCCCGTCAAACTCTGTTCGTGTCTTAAGAACGCAAAGCCTGGTGAACTCGCTCCGAAACTTCTTCGCAAGATTGAAGGCAAAGGGATGTTGCACCATTGCGCGGCAGACGCATACGAAGCAATGGACGCGGCAGCAAATGCTGAAGGAATTGACCTCAGTCCGACAAGCCCAGCGGACACATATCGCACTCTTGCGGTACAAGAGTATGGATTCTTCCAGCGATACACAACAGATGTAATTGCAGGTCAAAAGCCTCGCGTGTATCAGGGCAAAGCGTGGTATCTAAAGAAGGGCAATGCGATGTTGGCTGTGCCTGGAACGTCCAAGCATAACCTCGGTATTGCCATTGACATTGCTAACGCTAGCGAACCAAAGCGTCTTGCATGGTTGAAGGCTAACGCTGTGTCGTTTGGTTTCTCTTGGGAAGTAGTACCAAGTGAACCGTGGCATTTGCGTTACGTGTGTGGCGATGCAAAACCGCAACGTGTTCTTGACTACCTCGCGAGTAAAGTAGCCTGATGTGGATACTGGGATTGCCTCTATTGGGGTTGCTGTTATTACTGGTTTTTTTGGTCTGCTAACTATTCTTCTGCAGAAACTAAAAAAAGAAAACACCAAAGACCACGAGATAGTAATGGGCATGTTGAAGATGGTGTACAAGAAGCAGGGTTCTGTTGAGTACAAGATAGACAAAGTGTCAGACCAATTAGGTGAGCACGTAAAAAATCATCCTCGGTAATCGCAAGACAATTCAATAGGCTGGTATCTTGGTCGGTCCCATGACTCGCCAAACCTTAGAGACAATCCGCAAATACCTAGTAACCGCAAGGGTTTCCCGTCCCGAAGAAGATGAGTTCTTCCGCGCACTCAACGAACTAGACCACCTGCTTACCGCGTCCTCGCGCCCCCGTGAGACAGTAAACTCTTGACATGGAAGAAGGGCTAACACATCCCGTAGTCATAGTCACATGGACGGACGCGCATGCCGCGACAGAAACATGGACTGCACTAGACAACATCGACCAAGACCCATGCATGGTGGTCAGTTGCGGATTCCTGTTAGCAGTAGAACAAGGTGGCAAACCCGACCACGTAACTATCTACCAATCAAAAACAGATAACGATGACGTAGACGGCGTGTTGTGTATCCCCGTGGCGATGGTCAAGACGCTAAAAGTTTTTCCAAATAATACTTGACAAACAGTATTACTTGTCTGTAAGGTGAGACGCATCAACTTACAACGAAGGGAAACACATGGAAATCAAACGATTCCGCATAACCAAACCCACACACGGAGAACAAGACTGGCTTGACATCCGCTTCTGGGATGAACAGAAACGTAAACGAGTATCAGCATCAGCAGTAGCCGCAATCTACGGGCTACACCCATTTGTTCCGATGGACAAGTACGCTGCCGAACTGTTAGGTGACATACCCCCTGCACCTATCCCGCCAACATGGGCAATGACCCGTGGCAACGACCTTGAACCACTCTGTATCAAGTGGGCAATAGACCGAACAGGCATAGAGTTCTTCACACCCGAAGAAATGTTTGCTTGTGAAACTGACAACGGTGCGCGAATGATTGCCACCCTTGACGGCTTCTATGAGAACGGTGATGACCGCAAGATACTTGAAATCAAAACCATGAACCGTGAATGGTCAGGTGTACTGCCCGACTACTGGCGTGTCCAAGGTATCCAGCAAGCCATCTGTGCTGACGTAAGTCAGGTGACATGGGGTGTGTTCGATTCCTCTATGAGTTTCTTTATACACGAACAAATGATTAGCGAAGGAGAAAAGAATGAGCACATTGAAGCAGTCGGAAAGTGGCTGGCATCCTGCGATTTGGGCATCACACCTGAAGGTGTCAAATGGTCATATGAAACCATCACGACCCGCTACCAACGTCCAACGGACACCACGATTGAACTCCCACCTGACACTCTTGACTTGGTCACCCAACTCAAGCAAGTAAAGAAACAGGTCAAGGAACTGAGCGTTATTGAGGACCAGTTGAAAGCAGAACTCTGCGATTTGATTGGGCAGAATGAATACGCTACGGTGAACGGCACGATGGTTGCCACATGGAAAGGCAAAACGTGGCAGTCACTTGACATCAAATCATTGAAAGCATTAGAGCCAGCAATAGCAGACAAATACAGTAAGCAAGTAACCAATAGAACACTATTACTTAAAGGTGAAAAGATTTGAAGGTTTGTTCAGTTTGCAAAATCTCCAAACCATTTGAGGATTTTTCAAAACGCAAAACAATAAAGTCTGGTTACTCTTCATGTTGTAAACGATGCCATCAAAACAACACACGTAAATGGAAAAAAGAAAATTCTGACAAGGTTAGAGATACAAGATTAAAACATAAATTTGGGATTTCTTTGGAAATTTATTTAGATATGCTTAACAAGCAGAATGGGGTGTGTGCAATTTGCGGTAAAGACGAAGTTATTTTAGTAAAAGGTTCATTACGAAAACTTGCAGTTGACCATGACAGAAAGTGTTGTTCTGGTCAAAAAAGTTGCGGTAAATGTGTAAGAGGTCTCTTGTGTCAGTACTGTAATACTGCACTTGGGTTATTTAGAGAAGATGAAACATTATTAATTAAAGCGATTAACTATATAAAGGGAGAACGAGCATGAAACTAGAAGAAATCCTCGGCAAGTATGGCGTACCAGACCCAAAGATTGTTGGCAAACTACCTCGCGGTGGAACCTCACTTGATTTTGTGGGGCATGCGGACGTTACCAAGATGCTCCTAGAAATTTCTACGGAGTGGACATGGGAACCAGTTGCATTCGACAATGACGGACTACCTGCGTACCGTGTAGAGAACGGCATGGCACACATGGCTGGATGGATGACCATTCACGGTGTACGCCGTCTCGGTATCGGCTCGGTGCAAGCATCAAAGCCTGACTTACTCAAGGAACTTGTGTCCGACTTCATTCGTAATGCGGCTATGCGCTTCGGTGTATGCCTCGCACTATGGACCAAGCAAGAGTGGGAGTCAGACGATGCACCCGCAAAAGCACAGGTCGGTAGTAAGGCAGTAGTGCCAAAGGTTGCAAAGGTGGAGACACCAGCCGAGCCTGAAGCAGACAAGGCTCTCACCCAGTCGCAGGTAAAACAGTTCGTGGATGCTTGCGACAAGATTGGTTTAGACCCAGCCATCGTTGCATCCAAAGCCAAACTAAATTGGGACGGCATCATCATGCAGTCACAGTTGCCGTTGTTGCGTGACGCATTCACCGCATTGAAGAACGAAGGTGGATAGCAATGGCTGCGAAACGAACCGTAGACCCAACAGGAAAAGACCGTTCGGTCAAGATGATTGCGTTGCGTATCACCGCACAGCAACATGAAGTACTCACACAGTTGTGCCAACAGCGTGGCGTAGGACGTAGCGCTTTGCTACGTCAGTTGCTACAACAGGAGGTGAGGAATGTCCAAGGAACGAGCCAAGGGAACTAGTTTTGAAACGTTCGTAGTGAACTATCTCAAAGACTTCTACCCTCACGTTGAACGGCGCACACTACAAGGCACGTTAGACAAAGGCGACATCACTGGAACAGACCCGCGTCTTGTATGGGAATGCAAGAACCACAAGACATTGAACTTCTCTGGCTGGTTACATGAGGCTGAGAACGAACGAGTGAACGCGAAGGCAGAGATAGGTATAGTCGTGGCGAAGCGCCGTAACTATGGTAATCCTGCTGACCAGTATGCGCTTGTCCGTTTAGAAGACTTAGTGAAACTGTTGAAGCAAGCAGGCTACTAATGGTTGAGCGTACTGAAGGTTACGTACCATCACATGACATCAAACAGTTTGACTTCACAAAAGATTTAGAGTTCGGACATCAAGGCGAGGAAATTGTTTTGCAGTTTCTTTCGGACTTAAGTCAGGGTTCTTTTGAGGTGAAGTATGACAGATACCGTAATGGTCGAATCTTCGTAGAGTACGAACAGAACCCACGTAATACAGGCTGGAAGCCAAGTGGGATACAGGTCACACAAGCGAAATGGTGGGTCTATTTGTTCTCGCCCAACGCATTCGTTATAATTGAGGTACGCAGATTGAAACGCTATCTCAAACATAATGTCACTCAACTCAGACAGTTGGTAGCGGCGGAACACTCAGACAACCCAGCGAAAGGCTTTCTTATATACCCAGAGCAGGTCAAGGAGTTGATGTCAGTATCCACCTACGATTAGGAGAATAAATGTTAAAGATTTTTACAGCATTACTTATAGGTTTAGGTTTAGCAGGGGGAACGGTAGCGATGGCAGAAGCACCAGCAAAGAACACAGGGACGCCATCCTCAACCGCAAACATTCGTTTAGTAAGGGAACAAGTAGTGCCACCATTGCCAATACCAGCAGATGCCAAAGCACCCCAGTGGTGGGCGCTTGCACGTCAGGTTGGTTGGACAGAAGACGCATTGCCTACCCTTGACTACGTGATTTTTAGAGAAAGCCGTGGCTTGAACCGTGCGTTCAACCGTCAAGACCCCAATGGGGGGAGCCGTTGCTTGCTCCAACTGAATGGTTCATGGACTGGATGGCTGACCGACAAGGGTATCATCACTAAACCAGCAGACCTATTCAAGCCTGTCACCTGTCTTACGGCAGGGCTAGCCATCTACCAGTACGGTGTAGACCGTTACGGTTTTGGCTGGGGACCTTGGGCTATCAAGCCATAAACTAAACACGATGAAGGGCAGACACACAACAAGTTGGGTATGCGATGCGTGCAGTACACGCCTCATTACCCATGTAAAAGTTTCCGAACCACCAACCCATGTTTGTCTTGGGCGTGATAGGAATAGCACAACAAACAACATCCATCCCATGAAAGAGGAAGACAAATGAATACCATCACCATTGTCGGCAACGCTGGCAAACCAATTGAGTTGAAGTACGGTCAGTCAGGGCTAGCACAAGGCACGTTCTCTGTTGCTACCACATCAGGCAAAGACGAAAAGAAAGTTACCGTGTGGCACAACGTCACTGTCTTCGGACAGATGGCAGAGCACGCTGCCTCGTCCATTGAAAAGGGTAGTCGCGTCATTGTCGTAGGCAAACTAGACATCTCGTCATACGAAAACAAAGAAGGCGTGAAGGTGTGGACTACAAAGATTTTGGCTGACGAAATCGGATTGACCATGCGTTTCAACAACGTGTTCGCAGACAAGACAGAACAAGTACTCAAGCAGGTGACACAGAAGTTCGGAGCACCATCGTTCCTTGAAGAAGAAAGTTTCTAGTGGACATTATGAAACTGTCCTTTGACCAATGGTTAGAGATTGGTCTTAGGGCAGGGTTCACCACCCCACCTGTCTGCTCAACCCATGACGGGATACCGATGACGATTACCGAAGACGCAGAGTTCATGGACGGCTCTGACCCTTGCGTTTATGTGATGCGTTGCTATGAAAGTGATGAGGAAAGAGAAGCAGTTGAAGCCAACTGCAGTTCAGTTCTATGGAGGAACCCGTACTATGAGGCACGAAACAAAGGGCGCTGACGTCCTGCTTGAAGCACACAATCTGATAACAGGGGACAGGCACAACGCTTACGCTCACCCGTTAGAGGATTACACACAAACCCGCGACATCTTTGAGGCACTCTGCGGGGTGTCCCTCACGGTAGAGCAAGCCATCTTGTTCATGGTGTCAGTCAAACTCTCACGTCTTAGGACAGCAATGAGTGAAGGCAGATGGGCGCATGACACTGTCGTAGATACCGCAGGCTACATTGGTTGCCTCGCGATGGTGTATGACAAGAAAGGTATGGTCGGCAATGGTGCAGAAAGGCGAGCGTAAACCATGTCCGTGTGACTTCCCGATTGGGAGAACACCCCTTGTGTGTGGTAAACCTGAAGAAGATGACGACGACTGATGACTTCCCGAATGGTAACTGTGTCCACCCGTGCGGGCATATGGGTATCTGTGACCATTGCGGGACAGTCAGTAAAGCGGTTGCCATGTGGACGGACTTTGAGATAGATGGCTGTGAATGTCTCTGTCATAAGGCAAGAAAACTATTTGTTGGTACTACAAAGAAAACTAAGGGGCGCAAGTGAGAGAGTTAGAGTTGGGTTGGTATGACCGTGCGCGATGCAAAGGTATGGACGCGAAGATATTTTTCCCTGATATACCTGCTGGGTTGAACCATCGCGGTGTGTTTGATGAGGCGGTGAAGGTGTGCGGGCTGTGCTCGGTGCGCCGTGAGTGCTTGACTCTTGCTATGCAGGCGGAGACGAATGACATTCGCAGGTATGGGGTGTTCGGTGGCAAGACCCCACGTCAGCGCGATGCGATTGCGGGTAAATAAAAAGTAGCCCTGCTCTACCACAGGAAGGGGAAACCGTGGGAGCAAGGCTACTCGGACTGTAATACTATCAGACTTGGGTGTAGTACAACTTCCACCCGTCACATGCGTCACTGTTCATGGCGCAATGCTTCGCTGTTTGCTCGGACTGAAAACGCCGTGCCTTTGCTTTATCTAATGACCAACAGTTGTCTGTTGTCTTGGCGGTGGCGATGTGTCTGCCTGTCCAGTATTTATCTATTGACGGGTGCTTGCCACAACGCTTGACCACCCACGTGTAGGTAGGCAAGGGCTGTGTTGTTGGGTGGTTCTTCCTGTCGTAAGGCTTGACCCTGCGGTACACGGTGAGTGCGATGTCAATGCTTGGTCGGTTGAGTATCCACTTACTTAGTTTCATTGGCGGTCTCCTCGTACTGTAGCCAGTCGTTGATGAGTACTGTCCAACCCCAACGCTTGCGTAGTATCTCTACTACCTCGCGTGCTGTTGGTTCGTTGGTGATGTTGTGATGTACCCATTCTTCCAAGATGTCTGATGTAGTTCTCATTCGGATACCGCGTCTTGTAGTTCTTCAATCACTTCAATGATTTGCTGTTGGGTTAGGTGCTTGCTCATCTCGTGGACAAGCCAGTCCACAGGGTCATGCAGTCTGCGTGCCATGCCATCTATCAGTTGGTACTGTGTGTCACCCATTGGTATGCGGTTCATTGCTTGCAAGCCCAACGTAAAACGGTCAGTCAGTTTGTCTGTGCCTTCAAGGTATTCACCGTCACCTTGATAGTCGCTTTCCCATTGGTCATAACTCTCGTTGTAGACCGTGCCATAGGGGAAGAAACCTTCTTCGTTCTCTGTGTCGTGATACCACAAGTCAAGACTGCTGTCGTAAGTCACGATGTAATGGTGCTGTCTGACTGTCTCTAAGTTCAGGTCATAGATTTTCATTGCGCTGTCTCCTTTTGTTCAATCGTGAATAATAAATTCTTAGAACCGTAGTTCCATTCGTCTTCTTTGTATATTGCGAGACTGATATTCCCATTTACTTGTGTTACTTCAATCACGTATTCCATTAGCGAAACCCATTGCTCTGTGTCTTGGTTGTTGAGAGATACTTCGTGACCTATCTTTATTTTGTTTTCACCTTCAAGAAAACTTATTGTCTTCATGCTCATTGGCTGTCTCCTTGTCTTTCATGCCCTGCTCAATAAGAAACTGGGCTTGGTTGAGTTGCTCTAACATTCCGAATGTTTGCATTGGGCGTAGTTCTCCCTGTCTTACGCCCTCGCTTAGTAAGAACCGTAAGTCCTCAAAGCCTCGGATAATTTCTGCGCGGATAGTTTCCTTAGTCATTTCTATTCCCCCTTGTATGTTGCTTCCAGTGTTCGCTCTGAACACCCGATAACTCTTGCGTCATTTCCTGTTGTGATGTAGTCCATGCCACACACCCCATCGTGTTCGTCGCTGTATGTCTCTATTGCTAGTACGAGAGTTACCTCTACTAGTTTTGTTGTTGCTAATGCTTTCATTGCTGTTCTCCTTGTTTGTTGGTTGTTTGTTTTATATTGAAATATGTATCTCAAACTCATCTTTGTTCATGTAATCAAACACATCTCTTGCCACATCCTCGGCATCGTCTTCGTCCTCTGCTTCAACACAAACTCTGCTGATAACCGTGACCAAGAACTCATCATCGTCATCAAACTCCTCTGTGATTTCGCACTGAACAAACTGCTCTGTTAGCGCATCATCTTTGTATAGGTTCCACGCTTTCCAACAGTCCTCGTGTAGTTCCTCTTCAACTAGTTCAACATCATCAAACTCAAAGTCTCTTGCGGTGTACCAATCGCCATAGAACTCTTGTTTCATTCGGGCTACTGCTTCCACTTCTGACTTCGCGTGTATCTTTTCTAAGTTCCAAACCGAAACCGAGTACTTGTTCATTCTTCTTCTCCCTTTATGTAGCCGAGCGGATACCATTCGTCACCGCATTCAGCACAGGTATAGCCATCGGGGTATCCCTCTTCGTATGCTGGTTGTGATGATGCTCCTTTGTTTCTTGGTTCGTTAGCGCATTGAAAACAAACCAAACCCCCCTCATCTAAAGAGATACCGATTGCCCCCTCTTCTGGTGGACAGTCTGAATATGGGTTCTCATTACCTTCGTTGTCTTCACGCCCACACCAGTTGAATATCGCAACCTGTGTTTCGTGTGTTAGGTCAGCCATTTCGCCCCAACTATATGAGCGTTGGCTTGGGTCTATGTCTTGCTTCATTGCTGTTCTCCTTCGTTGTTGTTATGTTCTACCGTAGTACGAATACTATTAGATGTCAAGGACTGTCCTCTCTATCGTGGGTGTCGGGGACTTGAACCCCGATGTCTGCCAGTCACCCGACCTACCTACTCCGTTACTTTGATGTCGCTCGGCTCAAACATGATGTCGTCACCGAACCTTCCGTTCGTGTCCATGATTGCCACAAAGACGAAGTCTCCCTCGTCATCTGCTCCGATGTTTGTGATAGTGCCAGCCCGACCACAGTATGCATGTAGTGGATTGACTACTGTCACCTTGTCTCCTTCTTTCATTTGCTCACCTCCTCTCCCCTTTGCTTGTTACTAAGTGTATCACACATCATTGTCCCTGTCAAGTCTAAGCGCTGTGAAATATGTCACACCCTCTAATCCTTACCTGTCATCAAACCGAACACCTGTTCGCCAAACATATGTTCGCCTGATATATCACGAGATGAGAACTCCTGTCGCTTCATGCCATGCTTCACCAGCACCCACTGTTGGGCGTACCTTGTAATCAAGGTTGCCGTACCTGTTGCGAGCGTCAAGGATTTCCACCTCAAATGTGAGTGCTGTTCCTGCTACTCGTAACTGTCCACGCTTGCCGATGTTTAGTGCTAGTTCTTGTGCTGTTGCCATTAGTAATTACCCCAATCGTAGTTGTCGTTTTTGTGTGCGGTTTCCTCTGAACAAACCCCAATCACCCGTAGGTTTTCTCCGTCAATAATGCGACTACATTTCTCGCAAAGATAAGTCTGCTCATCCCAATCCCCATAAAGGGTTGGCGAAACTATTTCACCAGTTTTTAGACAAGCGTAGAAACCTTCGTAGTTTGGTTGGTTGCCACATAAGCATTGAAACCAGTCTGTAGTTCCGTCTATAAATTGTGTTTCCATTAGTGTTGTGTCCCTTCGTGTTGTATGGTTTTCTTGATGTCTTCGGGTAGGTCATTCCAAGCAATGCGCTTGTATGCCATGCGGTAACGAAAGTTCGCCATATCATGCGCTTTCATCTGTTCCCAACCCCCGTAATTCTGTGGATTTTTACTGCTGTTTAGGTATGTAACCCACTTCTCGCCGTTCTCTGCTGTTTCTACTGGCAAAACAATGACGGTGTATCGGTCTAAAAACTGTTCGCCACTGTCAAAAGCATCAACGAATATGTCGGGGGCATTTTCTCGCCACCTCATGCCCGCCTTGCGTATCCCTTGCTTTGTGCTGTTCATTAGTTGCCTCGCTTCTTTCGTTCGTTGTCTAGTTTGTATTGGGTTTCTTGTATGTGTCGGTTTCTTGTGCGCTCTAGGTCAATACCGAGCCACACACAGAGCCAGTGTGAGCCGATTACGGCTAAGAAGAATAAGCCTTCTTTGTTGTCGGTGATGAAGTTCCTCATGCTGTCACCTCGCCTGCATACACTGCCACTGCCCCGTCCGTGATGGTTGAAGTAATCCAATGTCCGTGCCAGTTAGCCTTGCATAAATACAATTTGACTGCTAGTGCGTAGTTGTCGGCTGGCTCTAGTGAATAATCCCACGACATAACAATGCGCTGTGGGTCGTTTCCTTCGTAACGCTGTACCGATATTCTCGTTCCTCTATGGTTGGTTGGTCCGAGGTATTTGCACCTAATCGCCACCCTTCCGCTTGTTGTTGTCTTGTTGAGTTCTTGCATTGTTTCCCCTTGCTGTTGTAGTTGTTGTGTCTAACTGTCTAACACTATATCTTAGTGTCGCTCCCTGTCAAGTCATGAACTTACGCCGACTAAATCGGTCAGGGATACCCCGAAGGGTTTACCATTCAGTTTCTGTCAGTGTTTCCCATTCCTTGCCATTCCATTTCTTAGTGACGATTACGGCGACATAGTTCCCGTTATTGAGTTCACGCCCTAGAAGGTAGTTTCTTTTCTCTGCCCCTAGTTGTGCGTTTTCTTCGGTTGTGCACCTGAGAACATAGAGCGATGAATAGTTACCGCTCAGTAACTCTATGGCGTATGGGTGCGTTTTGTCTGTGTTTGTTTGCCTGTCTTCTACGCCTTGCCATTCTTCTACTGTCATGTGTTCCCCTTTAGTGTTGGTTTATGTTCTGCCCTGTTGGGCATTGTCCCTAGTCCCGATTGAACGGCACGCCATAAGCGCTAGGGGAATTCGCTTTACTTCTTTAGTGCCATGAACCCGCAAGCCGTCCAAAATTTGTACTCGTCAAATCGGTGGTTATCCCGCATCATTACGGGAATTAGGTTAGTTACCAATGTCCCTAAGGCTCTTGGGTCTATGTCTTGGCTGTTGCAATGCTTGAGAGTGTCGGCAATTGCCCCCGCTATGTCTTGGTAATCTTTGCGTGTCATTGTGTCCCTCTTTCTTGTAAGTGTTCGGGGTAAATCCCGATATGAATACATTATCGCCATCAGTAAGACAGTTCAAACACCAAGCAAGCACCTACACCTACCAAGCCCCATAAACCCCAATAGCCATAAGGGAAATAAAGTGTAACCAAATTGCAATACAAAACAGACAGCAAAAGACACAGCCCGAAAGAAAAAGTTAGGTACGCCTAACACTGAGAACCATTCTCACAATCCCAAGCACCAAGACACACAGCCCAACAAGTAATGAGAACCATTCTCACAATGTAGGCGAGCCTGTGTGCTAACTACTGCAAGCGGGGTGGGTGTATTTTTTGGCGCTGATAGGTAGGGGTAGGGGTATCCCTTGCCGTATTTGTGGTGGAATAGTCACTGTGCGTGAAGCGAACAAGTGTTCGTGTGCTGGACAGATATCGGCAACTGGGCATCTGCCTCGCTACCCCCTACCATAGTATCTGTATATCTGCGCTGTATACATGCACATTTGTGGCTGGAAAGTTGGCACGTGATTTAGTGCTAATTAGTGTGGGTGGCTGTGTGGTTTTGGTTGTTGTTTCTGTTGGCAAGTGTTATACAACGGCGCATGTTGCGGAAAGAAAAAAACAGAAAAAAAAGAAGCACTGAACGAGGGTGTCAGACGTTAGCGACATTGCTTCTCCTTCTTTGCGAGCAAGCCCAACGGGCGCGCTAGTTCATTTCCGCTGTGTTCGGCACTCTACAAATAGCAGTACGTTGCTCTCCCCCACAGTTCCCGTCCCCACGGAAGGTCGCCGTAGCATATTTCAGCCGACACCTTTGTTTGATGATATACCGTTCATCACGCTGCTCTCCTATTTCAAAGAATAGAAGTCAACCCAGGTTCCCCTGTTTACGCCCCGCACCATGCAAACGGTGTACAGCCATGCGTGCATCGCTATCTCCCGACAGTGACGACTTGTGAAGTTGAACAAGAGAGTACCAGTTTATGTTATTCTTTGCAACATGGCTACAGCAAAAAAGAAAGCACCTGCAAAGAAGGCAGCACCAGCAAAACCCAACTATCAAGGTTCATTGGCAGACTACAAAGCCTCAGTAAAAAAACCATCTGCATCAGATGCATCAGAATTTGAAAACGAATACTTTATCCGACAGGGCAAAGCATACGTGCGTCTTGCTTCTTCTGGTGATGTGATGGGACCATACTCGATTAACTCTGCTGCTGGAAGAACAGCGTTAGGCAACCAGGGTGGCGGTTTCGGTGGTGCGCGTGGTGCGCGTGGCAACTCTGGTTCAGGTGGCGGTATGCGTGGCGGTGGCGGAGCCATGTTGGGTCGCGGCAAATAAGCAATTATGTGTTACAGTTTTCTTTAGGTACCAAATACATCTCTAAAGACTAAGGAAAAACAATGGCAGCAAAAAAGGCAGCACCAAAACCACCAACATCAATGGCAGCAAAGAATTCAACCAAAAAGAATTCAACCCCAAAAAAGTCTGGTGGTTCAATGGCTGATACAACCCCTGCACAAAAAAAGAAAGTCGCTTCCGAAAAGGCTTACAGCACACAAATGGGTGTTGCTACACGCAAAGCCATCTTTGAATATTCAAAAAGTAAAGACCCAAGCAAAATGGGTTTTATTCCTGGTTATGTAGTGAAAGATGCAAAAGCCAAATTTGACAAGATGTGGAAAATGCAAGGCGGTGGACCTGCCTCGCGCAAAAAGTAATTCCCTATCACCTCGGTGATAACAAGACCCCTGCTGAAAAGTGGGGGTCTTTTGTTTATACCTGCTAGATTACAAACACACATGGCACAGGGAATTCGTAAGGTTCCAGCAAACGACAAAGCACGTTTCTGGCAAGCAATCCACTCAGGACACACAACATTAGACGCATGCCGCATCGCAGGCGTACACCCCAACACAGGTTACAACTGGATAAAGAAATCTAAAGTAGCCAAAGCAAACGCAGATGTTGCAGCAATCGAACTCACGAAACACACCCGTCGTCAAGGTGGCGTCCAATGGGAAGACGCAATGGATTTGGCTGAAGCAGCAGACCTACCACCAGCCATACCATTAGACCGTCTCACCCCAGAAGCACGCAGAGGATTAGATGACTTCCAATTCTTTAGAGAGCACTACCTAGGACGCGTGTCTGCCCCTTGGCAAGTAGAAGCCGCACTAGAAATAGTTATGTCCCTAGACAGTGAAGAAAAAGAATTTATCTGCCTAAACGTCCCACCTGGCGCTGGCAAATCAACTTTGTTCCACGATGTTGCCGTATGGGCAATAGTAAAGAACCGTGCCATCCGCGTACTCATCGGCTCCGCCAACCAAAACCTAGCCAAAATGTACAGCCGACGTATCCGTGAAACCCTAGAACGCCCCAACCCTATGCTCGCTGACACAGAACTAGTCAAGAAAGGTTTAGCAGTAGACGCATTGGGCTGCCTTTCTATTGACTACGGGCGTTTCAAACCAGCAGACAAAGGTGCGCTATGGCGTGCCGAAGAATTCATTGTTGAACAACTAGACGGCAACGGGCTAGACAACAAAGAACCAACCGTCCGTGCATACGGAATAGACGCAGAATTTATTGGACACCGTGCAGACCTCTGCCTCTTTGACGACGTAGCCTCCACAGAGAACGCACGCGAATCCACAGCCCGTGACAAACTCCTAGAACGCTGGGACTCTATGGCAGAAGCACGTGTAGACCCAGGCGGCACCCTAGTGGTAGTCGGACAAAGGCTCGGCTCAGGCGACCTGTACGCCCACTGTCTAAACAAAGTAACGTATGACTTAGACGAAGACGATTATGATGGCGAAGATGTCACAACTTCCAATGTGCTTGAGAAGCCTGAACCCACCAAGAAACAAAAATATAAGCATATTATTTACAAGGCGTACTACGAAGACTTGGATACTGGTCCTAAGTCCAGGCGTCTTGACTCGCCTGCTTACCCTGATGGACCGCTACTTGACCCCAAAAGGCTTTCGTGGAAAGACCTCTCGTATCTCCGTTCTTCAAACAATGAACGATTCCGTGTCATCTACCAACAAGAAGACCTCGCAGACGAAACATATCTTGTTGATAGAACATGGATTACAGGCGGACTAGGACAAGACGGCGTACTGTACTCAGGGTGCATAGACAACGAACGTCTACCAGAACACATCCCACCAGGATTACGTGCCCCAGTCATCTCCATCATCAGCATCGACCCATCCCCAACCCAATTCTGGGGACTCATCTGGATGCTCTACCAACCAGAACACAACCTGTATCACATCGTAGACATCCAAAGAACCAAACTCACAGCAGAAAACCTCCTCGGATACAACACAACCGACGGCTCATTCACAGGAATACTCCAAGACTGGTGCGAACGCGCCGACTATCTTGGCTATCCCGTGTCCCACATCATCGTAGAAATCAACGCAGCCCAACGATTCCTACTCCAACACGACTTTGTTCGCAAATGGACAGCCAAATGGGGTGTCAACATCCTCCCCCACACCACATCACGCAACAAACTAGACCAAAACCTAGGAATCGAAGCAATCATCCCAACACTTGTACGCTCAGGTTCACTGCGGCTACCCACAATGCGCGGAAACTGGAAGACACTTGCCCTAGTAGACGAACTTTGCAAGTGGACCCGCGACAAAAAGAACGGAACCGACCTAGCAATGGCGTTATGGTTTGCATGTCTGCATGCACCTAACCTCACAACGATAAAAAGACCACCAAGACAGTGGCGACCCTCATGGATATAACACTTGTGTATGCTATAACCACCAGGTTTAACATCGCAAAGGTTGATTAGTGGCAATTACCGTCGAAGAAATTGTAAGTCTCTACAAATCACGTCGAGAAACACAGGGACCAGTGCTCGCACAAATGCGCCGCGTCCGCGACCTAGCAAACGGAGACGTCATCGTACCGTTGAACGAGTTAGACCGCAACGCACGCACCTCAACAGCCAACCTGCTCGTACAAGGCTTAGACCAAACGTCTATGCGTGTCGCATCCACGATGCCAATGCCATACTTTCCGCCAGTAAAAGAAGGCAACGAGCGAAGCAAAGAACTATCACGCACCCGCCGCAAAGCAATCCTATCCATGTGGGATACAAACAAAATGGATTTGAAAATGCGACGCCGCGCACGTCACCTTCTCGCATACTCGTCAAGCCCAGTTATGCTGCGTCCCGATTTCAAAAACCTGATGCCAAAATGGTCAGTGCGAAACCCTCTTGACACTTACGCTGCACCATCTGACGACCCAGACAACCTAGTCCCAGACGACTGCATCTTCACCTATCTCAAGCCAGCATCATGGCTCATCTCTAACTACGGCGAACAAGTCATCGGACGCTTGCGCATGGGCAAAGTACGCTTCGACACCCAATACGTCATCCTTGAATACGTTGATGAGAACGAAATCATTTGCTGTGTGATGGGTCCAGAGAACACTCAAACACTTTCACCAGAAGAACGCTCTGGCATGGAAGTGGTAGAACTAGAACGCATCCCAAACCGTGCAGGAATCCCACTAGCAGTTGTCCCACAACGCATCACCCTTGACCTTCCTCGCGGACAGTTCGACGGTGTTATGGGCATGTACTACACACGTGCTCGTTTGCAAGCACTCACAGAAATTGCTATCGAACGCGGTATCTTCCCAGACGAATACTTGATTGCACGCCCAGGCGAGAACCCAGAAATATTGCAGATTGCCGATGGTAAGACAGGACAACTTGGTGTTGTTAAGGGTGGCGACATTCAACAGTTGCAATCAAACCCTGGATACAAAACAGACGTAGCCCTAGACCGCTTGGAACGCCAAGAGCGTCTTGAAGGTGCAATCCCTGCCGAGTTCGGTGGCGAATCAGGAACCAACATCCGCACAGGTCGCCGTGGCGAATCAGTCCTTTCCGCAACCGTAGACTTCCGCGTACAAGAAGCACAATCAATTTTTTCTCAATCACTCCTTGAAGAAGACAAGATTGCTATTGCTCTGGAAAAATCGTATTTCGGAAACATGTCCAAATCGTTCTTCATGCCAGGACGCCAATCAAGCGGACGCATAGATTACATCCCAAACAAAATCTGGGAAACAGACTTCCACTACGTCAACTACCCATCATCAGGTGCAGACGTTAACGGACTTATCGTTGGACTTGGTCAACGTCTCGGAACGGGACTTATGTCTAAAGAATCCGCACGTGAAGCCGACCCACTTATCTCTGACCCAGAGTTGGAAAAGGACCGCATCACCGCAGAGTCAGTAGAAGCAGCATTGCTATCTTCTATCCAAACGCAAGCCGCAGACCCTAACGGACCATACCAACCAGAAGACCTTGCATACTTAACCAAACTTACATTGGAAGAAAACGTGCCACTACACGAGGCTGTAACTCGAACCAACGAACGCGCACAACAACGCCAAGCAACACCAGTAGAACCTGGCGCACCAGAAGCAATGCCAGGACTAGCAATGCCAGGAATGGGTGCAGAGCAACCAACAGCAGGTGGACCAGCAGGAATTGAAGGATTACTGTCACAACTTGGCGGACCACCTGCAGGAGCAGCAGCACAACCAGGAACACCTGGCGGAGTACTCTCACTAGCAGGTAGGTTAGGTTAATGGCAAAGCAATATCCAAATCGTACAGACCTTCGCAACACAGCAAAACTTCCAGCAAAAGCAGCCACAGGTCAAACCTATGGTGAAGCAGGAAAACAACTTGCTGCACAACGCGCAATACCAATGGCAGCCCCACCAACAGCCGTAGCACCAACCGCTACACCACGAGTAGCCCCAGGTTCAATGGGACCACTCTCACGCCCAACAGAACGCCCAATGGAACCCGTAACTGCTGGCGCACCATTCGGTCCAGGGAACACCCCACAAGGAATGCAATACATGGGACCACGCAACAGCGACCCAATCCTTGACGAACTACGCGCCCTTTACTCCCAATATCCAAATGAAGATTTAGCAAACATGTTGGACTCATACATCCGCGAAGGGTACTAATGCTCAATTTTTTTAACCCATTTGATTCAGTAGATAACGCAAAAAACAATAAAGCGGCACAAGCCAACATTGCTGCACAAGCAAAAATTGCACAAACCGCTACCCCGCAACAAGCAGAAGCAGTAGCACAAATCTACAGGCAGTCACCTTGGGTTCCGCCAAGTGTCATTTTGTCATTGGCTAAAGGCAATGCATCGGCACAAGCAACTGATGCCATTTCTGGTGTTGCAGGAAAAGATTACGTTACAACCAACACACCAAACAAACAACCAAAACAATCATGGTTTGAACGCAACGTGTATGGCAAAGTAAAAGCAACATCACGTTACGCATTTGCTGCGTTGCAATTCACCCCAGACTTAGTACAAAATGCGGCGTCACAAGCATTTTCTAACAACGACCCTGCTGGCGTGGACGGATGGTTTAAGTCAACACAACTTGGAACGATGGTTTCAGGGGACAACACTGGACAAGGATTTTTCTTTGGTGGGGAAGCCGCAGAAAATCAAGCCAAACGCGCCAGAGAATTCCGTGGAACCATCAACGACCACGCATGGACAATTGGTCGTGGTGCAGCAGAAATTGTTTTCACACCTGGTTCACGCGAATATTCTTTGCTTTCAGGATTCATTGACGGTTCTGTAAACCTTTTTGCTGACCCAACAATGTATGTAGGTCAAGCACTCAAAGCCGCCAAAACAGGAACCTATCTTGAAGAAGGCGTCAAAGGTGTTAAAGGTCTTTACGGCACAAAGACAGTAACCAAAGCACTTGCCAAAGAATTCGCAGAACGTGGGATTGTCACATCTGATGTTGTCCCTGGAATCACAAAAGCGCAAGCAGCCGCAGCATCAAAAATTGCTCGTAGCGCCGCAGGGTTGACCAGCGCAGAATCCGCAACATTTCGCGATTCAGATTTTTTCAAATGGTTTGACAAAAGCAAACCAGCCCAACGTTTTGCTAAACGCTTTGCAGGATATGCAAAAACAGCATCAGACAACATTGCTACAAAGGGTTTGACTGGAAAAGCAGCACTTCGCGAACGCCGCCTTGCAGCACTTAAAATCATGGAAGACATGCCAGAGGGTTCAATCACCCCAGAAGTAGCCATGATGTTTGCCAATGCAGACACCCCACTAAAAGTAAAAGCAACACTTGGTTCAATTGCAACTCTTGGCATTCCAGCAACAGACATGCGCGGCATCAAACAAATCGGCGAAGTACGCGGCGTGACCATTGGACAACATTTCAAAGAACAAATCCCTCTTTATCGCACGTTACGTAATAGCAGATTTTTTACACAAATCCCAACCGAGTCATTGCTTAGAACAACTACTGGAATTGACCGAACAAAAACCATTCACACCTTGCGCAAATATATGCAAGGCATGGGAATCCACACCGCCAACCCTGGCGCTTACGAAAACATCATGTCCCAGGCAATGGAAGTAATGAGTGACCCCAACACTGCTACACGCCGCATGAAAATGGAAGAACTATTTTTAGGATTTTTAGACACAATTACCGACAATGTTGGCGGCGATAAATCTATATCTAAAGCAGCATACGAAAAAGTAAAAGAAGACATCGCTAACATGCGAGCATTTGCCAACGATGCTGCTGGTCAACCAATGGACGGCGGAGCATTTGCAATGTTACGCGAATATCTACCAGAAGAACAACTTGCACGTTTGCGCGAAAAATATGACGACGCAGCATTAGAGCGTTTGCAGTTCAATGATGCTGCTGCGCTTATACAAATGATTGATGACATGCATGTTCTGCCCGATTTTAGAAAATTCCGTGCAATGTCTAAAAACACTTTTACTAACCGCGCATTAAAAAAAGTTGGCTTTGACGGCAAAACATTTTTACGAACAAAAGACGGAGAAGTCAACGCTGTTCTTGGTGCAGTAGAACAATTCCAACAAGAAATATGGAAACCAGCAGTACTTGCCACTGGCGGTTTCATTGTCCGAAACATGATTGACTCCCACATCCGTATTGCTGCAAGTGGTTACCAAGGATTTTTTAGTCACCCATTTCAATTCATTCAAACAATGCTTGGCAACCGATTCATTGGCGCATTGACCGAAGCAGAAAACGGCGGAGCAAAAGTCTACGAAGACATTGGCGACCAAATGACAAGGCGTTGGTCAACCGATATTTTAGATGACTATGCCGCATCAACAAGTTCAAACGTTCAACGCAACATGCAAGACCCTTATGCCGCTAATGAAACTCTTGTCCGCAACGAAAACTTTGGTCTTGTCAACCGCGGCAACGACCAAACAGCACACACCATCGGATATATAGACGGAATGGGCGCCATCGCCACAGACCCAGTGATGAGTCTTCTTGCACGCTATTGGCATCTTGGTCCAGAAGAACGCATTGCACGAGTAAACGAATATCTAAGTAGCCCAGAAGGCGCAAAATCACGACAATGGATACTTGACCACTACAAAAATGGGCGACGTGTAGCCGACCCACAAACAGGCAGACATATATTCATAGATGACCTTGGCGATTTAACTGACGCACAGCGTCTTGCAAACTGGGTAGAACGTCAAGCATCTGCAGAAGTATCAAACATTCTTCGTGGCGACTTACAAGAAGGCGCTATTGACGCTGACCTACAATTCATCGTTGGTCATGACCGTGTTCCGCTGATGGAAAACATTGGTGGCGGAACAACAGGTTTACCAGCAGATGAAGTACGTATCGCCCCACGCGAAACACAACGCTTAGATTCAGTGACGTATGCCCCTGGCACGCGCGGGCGCGGTGTAGGTGCAACAGTAGAACTTGGATTAACTGATGCAGGAAAAGCAAAAGAAGGCATCATTACCCGAATTGACACAGTAGAAGTCCCAGACCCATTCAACCCAGGTTCAACAATCCCTGTTGAACACGCAGAAATTCAGCCAGTGGAAACTGGGGCGGCGTTCACAAAACGCGAAAAAGACCCAGCGTTGCTAGGAACAAAAGCATTACGAGACCATTTGGATTACAAGGGAAACCAAGGGCAACTTGCACAAATCGTGCGCCGAGCAAATCGTGTTGAACCAGGAAAAACTAAAGGCTTAGACAAAATTTCCAAGATGATGGACATGAGTGTTAAATGGTTCTTTAACGGTTTGGTTGGAACAGCACAACACAAGATGGAGCGCTCTCCGTTGTGGCGTCAAGCATTTTATAAAGAAGTTGCGGATAATGCACAGTTGCTTTCTGAGGCTGAACAATCAACTTTGCGTTCAAACATTGACCGTTACGTTGAGATGCTTAACGCTGACTTGGAAGAAGCGGGCAAAGTCGCAAACGTAACTGCCGAAAAGTATGTTGGAAATGAACAAATTTATAATAAAATATTTGGAAAAGTTGCAACAGGTGACGGCACAGTTGCCGAACTAGAACAACATGCAGGGGCATTTGCCACCCAAGAACTCCAACGCATCCTTTATGATGCTCACAGCAAAAGCAACTTTGAAGACATGCTCCGCGTGGTAGCACCATTTGCTACAGCATTCCGTGAAACCCTCGGCAAATACACCGACTATCTGATTGAAGACCCATCGCGCATCCGCAAAACACAACTTGCATACGATGCAGTTAACTACGACAACGACCCAGACAACGCATTCGCAGGCTGGTTTGGACGTGACCCACTCAACAACACCAGCCAATTCAATGTTCCAGTAGGTGGATGGATTGGACCATTGCTACAATTCCCAATTAAGGGAGCATTCCAAGTTGCCAACCTTCCAGGTGTAGGTCCAGTAGCCCAAATTGCTGCCAGCGAACTACTACCAGACACCCCAAAACTAGACTTCATACGCAAAATTATATTGCCATACGGTGACCAAACCGTCACAGGTCTTGTCCCAGCATGGGCGCGTCGCGGCTATGAAGCAATCAAAGCAGACGAAACAAACATGGCAACCGTATACGGAAACACCTATGCCGAAACAGTTAAATACCATGCTTCCAGCGGCAACTATGACTTGACCGACCCTAACGAAGCAGCAAAAATGTATGCTGACTCACGCCGCCAAGCACAACTTCTTGCAGGTGTTCGCGCATTATTCCAGTTCGCTGGACCAACCTCGCCGCAAGTTGATTTCCGTGTAGAAACAAAAGGCGGAGATGTTATTGCAAGCACAATTGCACAAGCATATTATGATTTGCAAGCCGAAAATCCAGACACCGCCGTAGCAGAATTTATTAAAATATACGGCGAAAACGCTTTCGCATACCTTGGTCATAAGACAGAAGCAATCGCTGGCGGTTTAGAAAACTCCACCGCTTTTGGTGAATGGTCACGAGACAACTCAGAACTGATGGAACAATACAAAAAAACCGCAGGATACTTTGCTCCAGGTGGAGACGATTTTTCCTTTGAAACTTACAACCGTCAACTTCAACGTGGAGAACGCCGCCGCCTAACCTCCGCAGAAATGGTTGCTGGCGCACAAAAACGTATCGGCATGTCTATCTACCGTGAAAAGCGCAACATGCTTGGCGACAAAATCAGCACCCAACAACGCGAATGGCTCAGCCAATGGCGTGTATACCTCAACAGCAAATACCCTGGGTTCCCAGTTCAAGCAGATTTCAACCCAGGAGAATTCGCTAACACCATCACAGAACTCAAAGCCATTACCCAAGATGACCGTCTGAAAGACAATGACGTGGCTAACGCTGTCAAACAATACTTAGATGCTCGCGATAAAGCACTGGCTAAGGCTGGTTCCAACAACCTTAAAACCCTTGATTCCGCTAAAGCACAACCGTTACGCGATTGGTTGAGTAGTATTGCACAAGTGCTTGTTCAACAAACCCCAGAATTCTCCAGAATTTTTGAAGATAAACTTGCAGCAGAGGTAGACTAATGGCAGCAATAACCCCCCCAGACCCAAACATTCCAACGGACAACCCTCCAGATGTTTTCAATACAGGCACAAGTGGTTTAGCACCTGACGTAAAACTTCCAGTTCGCACAGCAAAACCATCTACTAAAAACATTGAACTAAATCCAGAAGACATTGTTGGCGTAACCATGCCTACGGGCGGGCTTCAAATATCTGGACCAACATCATTTGGTTATGTTGGACAGAACCTTGTGAACTCGGACGGAACAATTACCCGCGGACAGTATGACCCAAGCGGGGAAGCATATAGCGAACTAGCAAAAATGCCCATTGCTGAACGTATCTCATTTCTTAATTCGCTCCAATCACGCGGACTGTATGGCTCAAGTCGTCCGTCAACTACAGGCTTTGATAGCAGAGACCTTTCCGCAATGAGTGAGTTCCTGCGTTTTTCAAACGCTCAAGGTGTAGTTGCAGAAGTAGCCCATAGCCAACTACTTACCATGTTCCCAGCACAAGGTGGCGGCAGGGCAATCCGTACTACGGCAAAGACCGACATCCGTGCAGTATTCAAAAACACCACACGACAATTATTGGGTCGCGACCTTTCACCAACCGAAATTGAAAAGTTTGTTAAAGCCTATGAAGGTAAAGAAATTTCTGAAGCCAGTGGCGGAGTTAAGGCTCCAACGCTTTCTAATGCTGCTGAAGCGGCTGTACAACAACAGTACGGCGGCGAGGCTCAGGCTATGGGCATGGCAAATTTGATGGATATTCTTGACAAAAAGATTAAAGGACTTGCATAATGGCTCAAACAAGTAAAGAACTGCAAATCCAACTTGATGCTGCCCAGGTTGCATTGGATGAAGCAAAAACCAATTTAGCAACTGCCCCATTATTGCAAATAAAAACTTTCCAAAATGCTGTGGACTTGGCACAGGCTAAGTTCAACAAACTTAAAGTTAGTTATGATGCTGCCTATAAAAAAGAAGTGGCTGCTAACCAGGCTGCCAAAGATAAGGTTGAAACCTATCAAGAATCTCGCCAGCCGTTAATAGACAAGGCTCAAATAGAACTTAATACCGCTAAACGGTTTTTGTTTAATGCAAAAGAACGTGGTGATTCAGCAGCAAAAATTGCACGGTTAACAACTGAAGTAAGTACAGCAGAAACAAATTTATCCGCTGTTAAGGCTGGTGCTGAAGCGCAAATTGTAAAAGTTGGTAACTCAAGTCAAACTAAATTAGTTGTAGAAATCCCACCTGGTGGTTATGTCCCTGCTTCAACCAGTGAAATCCAGGTAGTTGAACAAGCCGCACAAACAGAAGCGGGTTTTAAAATTGAATCCGACAAAGCAATCGGTGCAACATCAAAGATAGTTACAAAAAATGGTGTACAAATTAAAGTCACCACATATGCGGATGGAACCACTAGCGAAACCCCAATGGGTACTGCCGCTGAACCTATCAAAACTAATCCTGCAGCAATTGCTTTTGATATGGCAAAAAAACAATTAGCGCTGGCAACAAAAAATCTTAACAATGCCCCAAAAGATAAACTGCAATCTTTTCAAGTTGCTTACAATACTGCGCTGTCAGTTTATAATAAAGCAAAATCTAGTTATGATGCCTCTTCTAATGCAGGGGCAAACGCACCTTCGGGAACGGCAACTGACGCAGCAGCAACAAAGGCGACTGCAAAAACTGTAATCCCAACAACAGATTGGGAAGCAGAATTCCGCAAGTATGTTCCATCAAAAACATGGATGCTTGACCTGGACCGTGCCAAATACCCTGAACTATTTGCATTGCTTAAAACGGCAGCGGAACAACGCTACTACGAATCAGAACAAGGAATGCAAAGGTTCTCCAATGAACTAGATGCAACAGATTTTTATAAAGAACTAGCAGACTCCAGCCAGCGTCGCGATATTAAAGCCCTTGTTGGCGACCTAGGTTTTGACAGCACAGACTTTTCTAAGTTTGTTTCTGACTCAATTAACTTTGGTTGGGAAGGCGACACCCTTAAGCAAAAAACTTATGAACAAGTGTTCAGTCGTAACCCAGATGGTTCGTATGCTAATCCGCTTGCTGTAACCCGTGCCAGGAAAAGCAACGACTATCTTGCCGTTCAACTAACAGCAAAGGCTTACTTTAACAACGCTAGTCCTGTTGCGGTTGAACGTGTTCTCACTGGACAAATTACTACTGATGACTACGCCCGCCAGCAACGCCAAATAGCCAAAACCCGTTATGGTCACCTGTCTGAATTGATTGACCAAGGTGTAACACTTGAAGACCTTGCGTCAAACTATAAGTCTTCTGCATCTAAACTTTTGGAAATTGACCCAAACATGGTTGACATGTCACAAGGCGATTTTGAAATTGCGTTATCCTATGGCGAAGAAGGCAAGAAACGGACTATGACTACGGGTGAGTGGGAGAAATTGTTACGTACTGATGTTCGTTATGGTTGGGAAAAGACAAACAACGCTAAGACAGAGGCTCGTGCTTTGGCTTCCAACATTGCACAAGCATTCGGAAAGATTATTTGATGAGCAACATATTTGGTGGCATTCAAGAGCGTGTGGGTAATGGAAATCCATACCAGATTTATCCTGACCAAATAATGTCTACTCCTGGAACATCATCAGGACAGCAAGCGCCACAATCACCATCTGAAGATGATTACGAAGCGCCGACTACGGAGTCAATAACTGCAGCATTGTGGGAACGGCAGAGGGCGCAGAACCTTGCTGATTTCAATGAAGGTGTAGAAACTGCTACTAGCATTTTGCAATCCACTCTAAGGTATTACGGTTTAGAAGACCCGCAACTAGTCACCGATATCAAAACAGCATTAGCAGACCGACGCATCACAGGACAATCCAGCCTTGACGATATTGGCATACAGTTACGTGAATCAGAGGCTTTCAAAAGAAGGTTCGCGGCTAACGACGCACGACTGGCTGCCAAAAAACCAGCCTACTCAGTCACCCAATACCTACAACTAGAATCCGCATACCAACAAGCACTCAACGTAACAGGCATGCCAAAAGATTTCTACGACACATACAACGACTTCCAAACCTTCATCGCCAACGACATCAGCCCAGAAGAAATCCAATTCCGAATCCAACAAGGATTTGAAGCAGTCAAAAACGCAGACCCAACCGTAGTCAACGAACTCAAAACCCTATACGGACTAGACGACAGCACACTTGCCGCCTACTTTATTGACCCAACCAGAACCAAAGAAACCGTACTGAAATCAGCACGCGCCGCAGAAATCGCTGCACAAGCCCGCAAACAAGCAGGCATCGGACTCACCGCAACGCAAGCCGAAGAACTGGTACAAGCAGGCGTAACAGAACAACAAGCACAATCCGCATTCGGGGACGTACGCGCCCTACAAGAACTTACACAGCCACTTATGGGTGAAGAAGGTTTAACACAACAAGAACTCATCCAAGGCGTAACAGGAACAAACGCTGCTGCTGCACAACGTGTCGCTAGAACAGCACGCCGACGTCGCGCCACATTCGAAGCAGGTGGACAAACAGCACTTGGTACCGTCGGCGAGTAGCCTGGTTGCATTCTGTCTTACAACAAGATAATGTAACAAATGATACTTTGAACAGTAGGAACCTGTGCGGGCGCCCCCCGACTCGCACGGCGCATACGGGGTGTACCAATCAACTAAGCAGCCATCACTTCCCTCCGATGTGATGTGGGCAAAAGGAGCGTGCCATAATGTCACAGTTTGACAACTACGACGAAGACCAACTGGAAGAAACCGAAACCCGCAATCCGTTGCGGGCAAGGATGAAGCAACTGGAAAAGGAAAACGCAGAAGCCAAAAAACTTCTTGCGGAAGCCGAATCCGAAAGACGAGAACTAGCCTTTGTGAAGGCGGGTATTGACCCAACCTCACCAATGGCAAAGTACTTTGTCAAAGGATACGACGGCGAACTAAACCCAGAAGCAATCCGTGAGGCTGCAGTCGAGGCGCAATTGATTAGTCCACCCGTAGCACCATCCCAAACCGATGAGGCAAAGGCTTGGAACCGAACCGCAAAAATCGCGGCAGGTTCACAAACCGCACAGCCTCCAGTCGATTGGGCGCGACGTTTGGAAGAAGCAGAGTCGCCACGAGAAGTTGAAAAAATTTTGGCAGAGGCACGAGCAGCAACAGAAAACTCATAAACCTCTAAACCAAAGGAATAAAAATCATGGCAGGCGAAACCCAACTCTCGTCACTGTCCGTAGACCAGGTAGCATTTGACCGTCTCGCGTATTTCGCGTTGCGTTCAGAACTCTTGTTCGACCAGGCAGCAGACGTACAACCAGTACAGCAGGCAATGCCAGGTACAGGCGTAACATTCACCATCTTCAGCGACATTGCAGCAGCAACGTCAACGTTGAACGAAGTTACCGACGTAACCCCAACAGCATTGTCCGACAGCCAAGTAACCGTAACTCTTAACGAATACGGTAACGCAGTAGTAACCACAGCCAAGTTGCGTGGAACAGCGTTCTTGGATGTTGACTCAGCAGCAGCAAACATCATCGGATACAACGCAGGCGATTCAATCGACCAGGTTGTCCGTGAAGTTCTTGCTGGTGGAACCAACGTTGTTTACGCAACGGGTGGCTCGACCACACCAACCAGCCGTGAATCGGTATCAGCAGATGACATCTTGTCCGCTGACGATGTTCGCAAGGTAACTGCACAACTTCGTGCAGCAAACGTTGCAACGTTCGACGGTTCATACCTCGGTTACATTCACCCAGACGTTTCGTACGACTTCCGTTCGGCAACTGACGCAGCAGCATGGCGCACCCCTGCTAACTACGTCAACCCAGAGGGAATCTACAACGGCGAAATCGGCAAGTTCGAGTCCGTCCGTTTCATCGAAACCCCACGTGCAAAGAAGTTCGAGAACGCTTCGAACGGAACTAGCACAACTGGAACAATCGACGTATACGCTACGCACATCATGGGTCGTCAGGCTCTTGCAAAGGCGTACAGCGTACAAGACGGCAACGGTTCAGTACCGAAGATTGTCCGTGGCAACGTAACCGACATCCTTATGCGCTTGCAGCCATTGGGTTGGTATTGGTTGGGTGGCTATGGTCGCTTCCGCGAAGCATCGCTACGCCGCATTGAGTCAGCATCAAGCATTGGTGCCAACTAATAACTGATAACAGTTAAAGCAAAAGCCCCTCATTTCCCCTAGTACGGGAGGTGGGGGGCTTTCGTTTTGCTATAGTCATATGATACGAAAGGTTTACAATGTCGATTTCTAACTATGCAGAATTAAAGATTTTGGAACACACGACAGGTAAGACCGCGTGGACCATGCCAACAAACGTATATATCAAGTTGCATACCGCTGATGCTGGTGAGGCTGGCACTACTGCCGCCGCTACCGAGGCAACTCGCAAGGTTGCTGCTTGGGCTACTGCTGCTTCTGGTGCTATTGCAACCTCTGCAACTTTGGAGTGGACGAACGTGGCTGCTACTGAGACTTATTCGCATTGGTCTATGTGGGATGCTTCAACCGCTGGTAACTGTTTGTGGACTGGCGCACTATCTTCATCAGCAGCCGTGACCGCTGGTGACACTTTCCAAATCACCACTCTCACGCTGTCGCTCGACTAGCCGTTAGGGGATAACCCCTTATGGCACAAACAGCAGTCACGGGTTTTAGCGAACCATTTTTAGATACCCACCCGTTTTATCGGGCAACATATTTTAGGGTTGTTGGGCGTACTGCTACTGGTTCGGGTAATGGTTCTGCGTCTGTTGCTTCGGGGTCTGCTCAGGTTCGTTTAGGTCAGTTAACTGACTTCAGTTTTCCTTACCGTTTCGGTGGGCGTTTCTATTTGGGTGTTCGTGCCATTGTCACGGTTACTGCTACCGCATCAGGTTTAGGTACCGCTTCTTCATCGGCACAAGTATTACGTCAACGGCAGGGTACGGGTAGCGGTACGGGTTCTGAGTCTGCGACACGGATTGTTGTTCTTCTTCGCAGCGCAACTGGTTCTGGTGTGGGAACAATGGATTCCACAGGACTCCACATTGCACCTCGAACAGCATCAGGAAGCGGAGCAGGTTCAGATACAACAGTAGGAAAAATTCTTCCTGTGCGAAGTGGCACAGCATCAGGCGTAGGTTCTGCGACTACAATCTCAGTTCATGTTGTTGTTAGAACTAGCACAGGTTCAGGCGAAGGAACGTCTGAAGCGACGAGGGTTCTCACGGCTATCCGTACATCGTCGGGTTCGGGAGAGGGAACGTCGACGACGGTTGGTGCACGGGCACTATTTAGAACATGCACAGGTTCGGGTGACGGAACATCCACAGCCAACTGGGACAAGTCACACATCTTCAGAGTCCCAATAACCGAAGGCTATCCGTTCGCGGTAAGACTCTCAGAAGAATCACCAGACCGACTGTTCTCCCACACCCCACAAGGTTCCCGCGCCAAAAACCTGTACAGACTCACTGACGGTAGTTACACGACCACAGACCCACGCAGAATAGAACTTATTACCAGAACTTATCTTGGTGGACATGACAACTTCTTGACCGCAGCAGAAATAACCGAACTCACAGCAGCAGGCTTTGGAAGTAGTATCACCTGATGGCAACATTCAACCCACCAACCGACAATTTTGTTGTACCAGTAATCATCAGCGACTACATGGGTGGGCTACATTTGTCAAAAGACCAACGTCTCGCGAACCGTCTTGGTGGACGAATCGAAGCATCACCACGAGGACGCAACATCTTCCTGCTTACCGATGGAACCTTCACAGATAACCAGCCATCAAGTCTGAGCATGGTTTCAAAAGTGTATTATGGCGGACACGATAACGAGATAACAGCAGCAGAAGCAACCGCATTAACCGCGGCAGGATACGGGGCATACATCACATGAAACACAGGGAAACGCACCCGAACCTAGACGTCGAAGGATGCTTCGGTTGCAGGGTCGCAGGGGTCCGTATGGGAACCAACACAACCACCAGCCGAGGGGCTAGGGTGGCGGAAGTCAATACAACTGAACGTAACTGGAACAAAGATATGCCAGCATACAAACGTCTTCGCGCTGATGGTTTGCAACCAAAGAAGATTGATGGTGCTGCCGAGGTAGAAAAGAAAGCACAGGAATCATGGCAAGTGGAGACAGGGATTCTGCCAACTATCTAAACCTTGTTGGCGTCAACCTTGAACACGTTGGCTACGGCAAAATGGTTGTCGGACTTAAGACAGCATTAGCCCAAAAGGTCACACTCGCCGAGGACGCAGAACACGTAGTCTTTGCTCTCCGCCCCAACCTAATCAAAGGCTGGCACAAAACCCAAACCCCGCACCTGCTCACCATGTGGGAAACCAACTGGTTGCCACCAGAGTTCTCTGACTACCTGCACAATTTTGAAAAAGTTATCGTGCCAAGCCTGCACAACTTTGACTTATTCTCCCAACACCACGACAACGTGCATGTCATCCCGCTTGGGGTGAACCGCAATATATGGTGTCCAAAAGATGTTGAGCGAACTGAAACATACAAGATATTGTGCGGCGGGTCAGAGTGGTATCGCAAAGGCTTAGACGTAGTACTGGATACATTCAATAAGTTAGGGTTGCCTAACACCGAACTGCATATCAAGATTGTCCCCCCACACCTGTTCGCACCCAAAGACCTCAACTACCCCAACGTGGTAGTGCATGACCATTGGATGACCGAAGACGAAGAAGCAGACCTAGTCCGTTCAATGGACTGCTTCATCTCCGTATCCCGCGGCGAAGGGTTTGGGTTGATGCCACTCCAAGCAATCTCAGCAGGCGTACCCACCATCCTGTCTGATGCTCACGGTCATCGAGAGTTCTCCGACCTAGCCACCCACCGCATCCCAACCACCTCTGTCCCCACCGCCAAGGGTGTTTGGCAAAACATGGGCGACTGGGACGAACCAGACGCAGAAGCATTAGCCGAAGCAATCATCTCCATCCAGAAGAACCGTGACAAGTACCGCAAGCAAGCATTCAAAAACTCTGGCGAAACCGCAGCATTCAACTGGGACACAGCCGCCAACCAACTACTACAAATCGTTAAACCATCCAGCAACCGTGTCACGCCAGACTGGAAACCGTTGGAACCAATCACCACAGTTCAGGTGAATCGCGCAATCAAAGCCACAATCGGCGACCACTACATCGACCTAAAGCCTGGAAAACCTTATACTGTAGTGTTAAATGTACGCAACGTCCTTCGGGGCTCAGGATATTTAGTGGAGTCAAAATGATTGAGTACAGGGGCGAGAAGTTCGCTGGCTACAACAAACCAAAGCGCACACCTCAAGCCAACAAATCCCATGCGGTCCTAGCCAAAACTGGTGACAAGGTAAAACTCATCAGGTTTGGGCAGCAAGGCGTACAAGGCTCACCAGATGGTTCCGCTAGGAACAAAGCCTTCAAAGCACGCCACGCCAAGAACATTGCCAAGGGCAAGATGTCTGCCGCATACTGGGCAGATAAAGTTAAATGGTAACATCTAAGAGTCGACAGGAGACACTATGCCAATGGTAGGAAAAAAAGAATTCGCTTACACCCCAAAGGGTATGGCTATGGCTAAAGCCGAAGCCAAGAAGACTGGCAAGCCTATGAAGAAGAAGTCAATGGCTAAGAAAAAGAAGGGCATGTAACCATGTCCGCAAAAGGCGAAATGTACAAGTCCAAGGGTGCTATGAAAAAGCACGAAATGAAAGAAGGCTCCAAGGAAAAGATGATGGAGTACGGCAAGAAGAAGCCAAAAGCAAAGGCTAAGAAAAAGAAGTAAATGACTACAGCCGCAACCGTCATAGATAGGACGTTGCGACAACTGCTGTCGGGGACAGTTGAACCGCGCAACAAACTAGCATCCAGCATCAACTCGTCAGCAACGAGTGTTGTAACCACGTACCCACTTGAAGGGTTACGTGCTGGGCAGGTTTGCGAAATTGACTCAGAACTAATGTACATCTGGTTGACTGACTCGGCAACCAAAACAATGACGGTTGAACGTGGCTTCAACGGAACAACCGCAGCAGCACACACAGCCGATGCAGTTATTACCGTCAGTCCACGCTTCCCACGTTCGCAGGTACTTGAATCAGTGAACGACGAAATCCGTGACCTGTCATCGCCGCTAAACGGATTGTTCCAAGTCAAAACATTGAACATTGATTACAACGGTTCAGACCTGATGATAAACCTCACAGGTGTAACCGACATCATCGACCTACTCAGCGTCTCTGTTCGCTACATGGTTGACGACTACCCTGTTGCACGCAAAGTACGTCTCGTACGTGATGTCCCAACAGACGACTTCGCATCAGGCTACGCCCTACGGTTCGACCAAGGGGTATTCCCAGGTCGCCTTCGCGTTGTCTACAAAGCACCATATGTGACCGCTTCAACCGAATCCTCTGACGTAAACACAACTGGCGGGATTCAAGATACGGTCACAGATATTATTGCGCTCGGCGCACAAATCCGTTTGATGTCGCCACGTGAAATGAAACGTAACTTCACAGAATCACAAGGCGATACACGCCGCGCAGCAGAAGTACCAGCAGGTGCAGTAGCAAGTTCAATCACCAACCTGCAACGCCTGCGTCGTGACCGTATCCAAGCAGAAGCCGCCCGACTAATGAGGTCATACCCAACTTTTCTGTCTAAGGACTAAGCGGTGGCAACAACTCTTTACAAGTTCACAGACGCGTTCATTCCAGCGCCACAGTTCTTTGCTGGTGGAACCACCACGAACCTTGTACCAGATGTTTTCCCTATCGCTATCGATGGACGCCCATTCCTTATTGACCAAGAAGCAGGGACATTCACGCGAGGATTTGAACCACGTGTACGTGACTCAGTTGACCAGTCAACAGCCCCAGGTGAAGCAGCAATTAACCCGCAGGGTTTGTGGCGTCGTGGTGAGGTGTCTTGGCATTATGGTGCTGGACAAAAATATGCTGACACCGCAGAAGGACAGGACTATAGGTTCTACTCCAGCAAAGGTGTAAACCCTTGGACAAAGGGACAGTTAACGCTACTCAACAAGACAAAAGTTTCGTTAGCATCTGCTGCCACTACTGCACATTCCGTAGTACAAGATGGGCGAGTTTATTTCTCGCTTGGTGCAGATGTAAAATTTACCACCGACCCATACGAATCGTCGCCAACATGGACAGATTGCACGGGTGAACCTGGCGGGATTTGTGCGGCTATGGCAACCGATGGCAACGATGTTTATCTTGCTTTTCCCAACGATGGCGTACGCAAAATTGACACTAGTGCAGCACCAGGAACAATTAGTGGAACAAGATTTGTTACTGGCACAAATAGTTACTACATGTTGGGTTTCGCTAAGGGTTACATGTTTGCTGCACATGACCAAAACCTGCGCCAGATTGCAGGTGCGGGTTCTTCAACGGACAGAATTTTAATAGATGACCCAGATTTCCGTTGGGTGGGTGTAGCCACAGGTCAGAACGCTGTGTATGCCGCAGGATACGCGGGTAAAAAATCACTCATCTATAAAATCACCATCAAAGCAGACGGGACACTGGACTCTGGCGTTGTCGCACTTGAACTTCCAACAGGCGAAGTAGTCTCAGCCATCTCTGGTTATCTCGGATTCATCCTCATCGGCACAGACAAAGGCGTACGCTTCGCATCAACCGACAGCAACAGCAACCTCGTCGCAGGACAAATCATCCCAACATCAGGCGCAGTAACCAAGTTCACCAGCGAAGGACGATTTAGTTACTTCACATGGACAAACTATGACGGCGTATCGGGCGGGCTTGGACGCCTCGACCTTGGCACACTCACCTCAGCCAACACCCCAGCATTCGCAACAGACCTGATGTACGACTCAACCAACACAGTTAACGGACTAGTCACGTTCAACGACAAACGTTGCTTCTGGGTAAGTGGTGTAGGAATCATCGCAGAAGACTCAGCCAACCTTGTTGAGTCAGCAGAAATTGTTACAGGTATCTACCGTTGGGGTATTCCAGACCGCAAGTTCGTAGCCAAGTTTGACATCCGAACCACCCCGCTATACGGAACTATCACCCCAAGCATCTCTATTGACTCAGCGGACTATGTTGAAATGTCCCCGCACACGATGGCGTTAGCAACCGAATCGGTATCTACGGGACCACAGTCCAAGTTCATTGAAGCCAAATTCAAACTCACCCTCAACAGGGGTTCAGCAACCACCGCACCAACCCTTACCCGTTGGATGGCACGAGCCTATGCCAGCCCAGCCCGAAGCCAAGTATTCCGTGTCCCAATCCTCATGCACCACCGTCTGCATGTGCGCGACACCGACTACTACTTTGATGTTGAGTCAGAACTACGTGCGCTACGTGATTTAGTGACAAATCCGCGTGTGGTAAACTATCAGGAAAATACCGAAACATTTTCTGTAGTATTAGAAGACTTAGAGTTTCAGGTCGCTGACGGGTACCAGTCCAACTGGGACTTGGAAGGAACCTGTACAGTTACAATGCGTTCAGTACAAGACTAGGAGTTATAGATGGCATACGCAGCGAGACGGTCATATGCAGGTGCGGCACCCGCATGCACCCTGACCAACGCTATTACCTCGTCTGACACGTCTGCGCTTCTTACTGGTGACGTAACCAACTGGAACACCACCGCTAGTGGTTCGTTCTTCATGGTCATCGACCCAGGTCTAAGCACCGAAGAAAAGGTTCTTGTAGGTTCACGCTCAGGTTCATCGCTTTCCTCTATCACTCGTGGTGTTGACGGAACCACCGCTGCCTCACACAACGCTGGCGCTACCTGCTACCCAGTTTTCACCGCTACTGACGCCGACCAAGCAAACGCTGTAGCCGCCGCGCTGACGACTAAGGGTGACTTGTTGGTTACTACTGGTTCGGCTTTGAACCGTTTGGCTGTTGGCACGAACTATCAGGTTTTGGGTGCTGATTCTGCTGCAACTAACGGTGTGGCTTGGCAGTCAAGCCCTAACAGTTTGATGACCGCTAAGGGTGACATTGTTGTTGCTTCTGCTGCGAATACGCCTGCGCGTGTGGCGGTGGGTACTGATGGGTTTGCTCTTGTGGCAGACTCTACTCAGGCTTCTGGTGTAAAGTGGGCTGTTGCTGCTTCGGCATCAGATTCAGACCAAAACGTTATCGCAGTCCAAGTTTTTAGTTAAGGAGTAATACATGGCAACATTTACGAAAAAGAAACTGTCGGGTTCTACTGATGGTTTGGCTATCAAGGTCACAGGTAC